GTAGTATCTTCTTCCTCGTCTTCTTCTTCGTCCTCTTCATCTTCAGCCGTCTGGAGAAGGACTTTCTTCAAGTCGTCGTAGGGTTCTTGAACCAGCAACTTGTCCAGGCAGTGAGTCTCTTCCAGAATCTCGTCATCGTATTGCTCCTTGCGCGGCTTGAAATCGATGGTCTCTGCTTCGACAAACGAATTGCCGGCAAAAGACTTCTCAGTAAAACCGACCTTCAACGTGAACCCATCCTCCAGGAAAAAGAACTTCTCCCAGCCATCGTCTTCGTCTGAGTCGCGTATCCGCAAGTCCAGCAACCTTCCGAACAAGTGGTAAGAGATATCCCACAACTGAACTCCCTTGTCCGGCTCTTTGAGATTGATGACGTTGAAGAGCTGGCGCTGCTTCGGAGACAGGTCCTTCGCTGCCGCTTCTTTGTCTTCGTCGCCGTCGGCCGACTTGAGCAAGCTCAGCCGGTGCTCACAGACGGGGCAGCGCCCCTTGCTGGACATCCGCGCGCACAAGTAGGAATCTTCATTCGCTCCGATGCCGCGATGGGAGTAATACGTCCGCTCATAATGGAGGTTGCCGGGTTCCGCCCACGGGTTGCCTTTGCCGACGATATACGGGATAATATCCAGCAACATCACTCCAGCTTTCGCTTTGAATAGCGTGACCTTATCTGGCAACTTCAGGTAAGGAGCGGAGTAACCCGTCGACTGCTTGTCAGCTCGCTCTCGGGCCGACGTGTATCTGCGTTCTGATTTATTTGACCTACTCATTGTTTCTCTCTTTCATTTTTTTGGTTTTGCTCATCGCGCCTCTTGGCCCGAAAATATCCAGATGCTCCGAACTTGACTACCATATAAGCTAGAACCGGCAACACGATGCAAGCCAGACCGCCGTAGAGCAGGATGGTAAGCAAGCTCATCAGTCAGTATGGCGGCGCACTTTGCGTTGCGTCATCTGCTCGACTGCTTCCCGGCCGCGCTCGGAAACTTTGGGGCTGGAGAAGTAGCCCATTCCGTGCAGCTCGACCAGCAGAGTCAAAGTCCGCTTCTTCGTCTCCAGCGCCCAGACCACTGCCTGACTCAAGTCAGATTGATAGCGAGCTTCGCGGACCTTCTTAGAAGCAGCCTTGAAAGTTTCCCGAGTCTCGATGGCCGCCTTGACTGCCGCTTCGGTAATCTTTTCGATACCGTAGACTTCCGGGTTGACCCGAATCTTCTTAGCCAGCTCGGCTTCGACTACATCCAGCTCTGCTTCCGCTTCCGCCACGTCCCGCTTAGCGTCGGCTGCCTGGTGGGCATACTTGAGATACTGAGACGGCAGCCGAATACATTCCCAGTCCAGATTATGCTCGTCAATCTGGACCACTGACTCCGTATTGTTTTCGCTCATAGTTGTATTATCTACTTCATACAGACTACTTCGTAACAAGCCGCCGCCAGTCCAGCCTGTTTCGAGTCGTAAAAGTTCTTAGAAAAGATATCAATAATCTTGAAAGCTCGCGGAGCCAGTTGCTGGTTCGCCAGCAACACTGAGCGAGCGTAGCCCAATACAAGGTAGCGAAGTCCTTCGGGGTCTTCGTCCTTCAAGTCTTTGAGCAGCGTTGCCACCGGAGCCCATTGCGCCCGGGGGTTGATTAGTCCACGAGCCAAGTCTATCGCCGCCGACTTGTTGACAGAGCTCGCTTGCACTCCGCGCATCTGCTCAGCGTCTCCTTCCAGACCAGCTACCTGCCCCAATACCACCAGCGCTTTGCGAGCGGAGCCCTCCGCGCACTCGACAATCCCCTGAATTACGTCTTCCGATACCGCAAGCTTCTCCGCGGCTACCACGTCTTCCAGAAGCCCTTTCAGTAATTTGTCCGCTAGAGCAACCAGGCGGACTTCCGTGCAGCGCGTATGGATAGCTTTGATAAGCTTGGACGAGTCCGTCGTCAGCAGCATGAAGTAGACGTGGCTCGGAGTATCTTCCAGCATCTTGAGCACCGCGTTCTGCGCGTCGTTCGTCAGCTTGTGCGCTTCGTCGAGCACCCAAATCCGGCAAGCGCCTTCCAGTGGGCAGAGATTCATTCGCTGGCGGATAAGGCGGATTGAATCTACTCCGCGGTCATCGCTAGAATTCACTTCGGTAAAGTCAGTTCCGCTGCAGTCCAGAGCTCGCCGCAAGATTCGAGCGATGGTTGTCTTGCCGCAGCCAGAAGGTCCAGACAGCAAGAGAGCATGCGGAAGTCCCTTGTCCAGTTGCTTCTGGAGCGAAGCGATAGCTACTTCCTGCCCGATTACTTTGTCCAGCGTACGCGGACGATAGCGTTTATACAACTCGACGGCCATAATTTCCTTTCTATTATCTAAGTCTTTTTCCTGGCTTAGTATATCCTCTTGCAATTCCTTTTTCAGCAGCCCCATCGTTATCTTTGGGACCAATACCCTCTTCTTTTTGATACCAGTTGCCGCCCGGCGGAGCTACTGCATATTCGATTTGCGGCGGCACAACGAGGAACGGGTAGTGCTTTGGCAGTCCGACTGATACTACGTGGTCGACAATCTTCATATACTTTTTCAACTCGGTTGTCTTTACGTCGCCGACCAAGCTATCGTGGATTTGCCCTACAATCATACTTTCCATCCCGCGCTTCCGCAAGATTCGATTTACTTTAATCAACGTCCACAATAGACAGTGGAACGCCGAGCCCTGAATCGGGTAGTTGCAGACCTGCTTCCGGTTGAATACTCCCGGCACACGGAAGCCAGTTAGCAAGTCGAAGTAGCCGTTTTCCAAATACTTTTTATACCAGACCCGGCGCCACTCTCCATACTTTTGAAAGCGTCGATTCCAAAAGTCATTCTCCACGTCCCGGACGTGCTTCTCAAACGTACCTTCTATCGGGTCAATTTCGGGGTCGCACTCGCCGAGCGTTACAATCCCCTTGCGCTTGAGATGCGCGTAAAGCGACTCCCCTTCGGGCGTCGTCAACTTCCCGCGCCCAATCCACTCCCAAAGCGAGCGAGCGCAGCTTACGTAGAAGTCTCCGTAGAACTGCGGGAACACAAACATATTCTTGGCTCCGTAGCGAGCTTCTTTACTAACTTCCGCCGGCTTGAGCTTGTAGAGTTGAGCTGCCATATCCCGATGCATATCTTTTCCCGGCGTGGAAATATACTCGATGAACACGGGGTCTTTGTGGTAAGCAGCAGACAGCGCTACTTCAATCCCTTTGAAGTCATTCTCAACTATCTGATGGCCCTCCGACGCAATAAACAGCGAGCGGATGATTTTGCTAATCTCTTCATCGCGGACGGGGAAGTTCTGGAAGTTGGGAGAGTCGGAGCTGGAGCGGAACGAGCGAGCGAGATGGAGATTGTAGCTCGGGTGGATACGGTCTCCGACAATCTCCCGCTCGATGCCTTTGATAAACGTGCCGAGCGCCTTCTCATACTTGAGGAACTTCGCCATCTTTTTCACAAAGGGGTGGTCGACTTTCTGAAGAGCTTCCGCGTCGGTCGACGGCGCTCCGCTCTCCGTCTCCGTGTGGACTTTGAAGCCCATAATTTCAAAGAGCACGGTCCCCAACTGGCTATGCGAAGTAAAGTTTGCCTTAGCGCCGAATCGCTTGCGCCACATCGCCCACACTTTGTCTTGCTCCATCTCCGTTTTAAGCGTGCGGATTCTTTCGGCCAGCTTCGCTTTCGTGCGCTCCAGCCGAGCCAAGTCAATCCGAATTCCATTCGCTTCGACGCGAGCGAGCTCAATCAGCCCGTCGTGGAACAGCTGGTAGCCTTGCTGGCGGATAGCGTGAATCTTTTTCATTTTTACTTCTGTTGATAGAGCGCAATACCTGCATCCTTCCTGCGCTGGTCGTATTCTTTGCCGATTCCAGCTATCAGCGCATCGTAGCACTCCGACGAACAAACACATGGTTCAGTTGGTTGCCCTTGGCAGCCGCAATCAAATCCGCTACAACAGTATTTTGGGTCATAATCTACAACAGGTTTTCCGCAGATAAGGCAAGGTTCGTCTTTCATAATCCCATATCTTTCATTTGCACCATCGCCAGCTCGTATTCCAGCCGCGCGTCCATGCCGTTGTAGAGCAGCAACGCCGGCGGATATATTTCGTCAATCCGATTGTAAGGACTACCCTTATTAGCGCTCGCTAAGTAGGGCTCCGTTGTCTCGTTGAAAGACGAGACGCCGAGCCGGACTAGCGCCTGGAACTTGAGCGAGCAGATACCCGGGCGGTTATCCAAGCAATGCGCAGCCAGCATCGTATCCCAGCCCCAGTTTCTAACTCCGTGCCCGAACGTCTTCAACGTCCAGCGCTCTTCCATTTTCAAGTTGCTCGATATCTTCTGGCTCCGCTTCGACTGGAGCAGCAGCCCCGTAACCAGCGAAGTTTTCTGCGTCCACAAGTAAGCAATCGTCCTCCGTCCGTTAGATAGAGCGCAAGAAATTATCTGGCCGTCCGGCCACTCTGGTTTGAGGCAAGTCGTTTCATAGTCGACGGCTATCCAACCGCCCACTTCTTCCATCTCTCTTATCGCGCGGCAAGCCGCTTCGTCCTCGAGCAAGCATTCAATCCCCTCTTCCCACTTCGGCTGCCGCGGCGGAAGCTCGTCCAGCTCAAACGCGGCTTGCAGATGGTTGAGGAATAAACAATCCAGCAAAGCGTCTTTCATCCGTAGCAGGTAAGCCGGATGGTAAGTCGGGCAAATCCAGTGGCGCTCAACCGGCATCCGCCAGCCGGTCCAACGGTCGAGCGCTCCGATATCTCTCCAGTATCCCTCGAGCACGCTGACCAGCGCCGAGCGCCCGAGCGTCAGGACAACTTGCGGCTCATACTTCCGGATAGCGTTGAGCAAGTTCGGCCGGCAGTAAGAGATTTGCTTGGCGTCTGGCGTGGCGTTTTTCGGAGGGCGGCAAATCAAAGCGTTAGTCGTCCAAGCGTCTCTATCCAAGTCCACTCCGATTCGCTTCAACGAAGAGCGAAGGAACAAACCAGACTTACCGACGAAGGGACGCCCTTGCTCGTCTTCTTCCACGCCCGGAGCTTCGCCGACAACCAAGACTCTCTTTGCGCCCTGGCCATACGGCTTAATCTTCGGACTCTCGCAAGTCTTGTAGAGTCCGCAAGCGCCACACTTCGGGACAAACCCGAATTCCGGCTTGTCTTTCTGGACTTTAGATGATTCGAAAAACCCGCGCATTGCGCTATAGTATCTCTGGCCAGCGCTCCTATTCCGTCAGGATTGCACGATAGGACCGGTTTTTATTTGATTTGAGTGTCAACATAGCGGCAACTTAGGGTCATTCGCTAGGAACGAAACCTAGTCTTTTGCGACTACCTGCAAAAGCCTTTGACCGTGAGCAACGACGCAACCGACTTTGTGGCGAATCTCGGGCGAAATAGCAGCAAAAGCGTCGCAGTAGACGCAACGAAAACCCCGGCCCATCAACTCTCCGCTACGAGCCGGCTTGAGCGCCAAGTCTACGAACTGCCCGACCAGCTGAACCATTTCCTTTTGAATTGCTTCAGTCATTGTCTTTCTCTTCTCCCCTCTCCGGCTCTTCTTCCTCTTCCTGCTTCTTGCCCAAGACCGTGATGTATTCCCAATGCCCGCCGACCACTTTCAATTTCGTCTCTCCGATTACCGCGTCATCATAGTTCTCGGAAATATACTTGAGCAAGTCCGGAGCGATGCAGAAGTCCAGCGCTGGTCCCTTGTAGTTGACCTTCTTCGATTCCTTATACCAGCCGGACAGCCCTTCTCCCCGAACGCGAATCACTCCAGTCGTCAACGATACCGATACCAGCGGGTCTCCAGACTTGTCAGCGGCGAAGATAGCCGCCCGGTCGGTCGCTTCCATCAGCCCTTTCGGGATGACGATATCGTGGCCGTCAACCTCGATGACTTTGTCCAGCGCGGGGTAGTCTTCGGTATAGCGACGGCAGGAGAAGATTAGCCCCGCTTGACTCTTGAAATGAATCCAGCACTTAGTCATCGCCACTTCGTCCATCCCGAGCGATACGATATGGCGCAACGAAGTCCCGCGCACCAAGACCGAAGACTTGATACCGGTCTTTACTTTTACCCGCATGATTTGCATGTTGTCGCACGCTTCCACATGCTCCGGATGAATGTGGATACAAGTCAGAAGAAAGCGCGACTCGTCTGTGCTGACGCAATGCTGGACTCGACTCACGGCTTCAGTAAACTCCTTGACGAGCGGGTGCCAATGCTTCGGAGTCTCGACCCTATCAATCGGGAGAAATATCTCCGCGTCTTTCGTCACGCCGAACCGCTTTTTCTTGCCGCGAAACTCCAGCTCTCCTTTCTCGTTTTCTTCCACCAGCAACTCGGGGTCAGTCAGCTTCCCCAAAATCGCCAGCAACGAAGCCGCCTGCACGGCGCCAGTCACTTTGATTCCGACTTTCATCCGGCAAGCCACTTCGTCGTTGAAAGTCATCACCATCCCGTCCTGGAAAGCGAAGCAACTCGATTGCTCGAGGAATTCTCGCGGAGACAAGCCAGCCTTGACCAGCTCCAAAACATTCAGAAACTCTTCTCGGTTGATTTTCATTCAATCGTATTATCTCAAAGCAAATGAAGAAAGCGTGCAGAGTATTGCACGCTTTCTTCCGAACTGGCGAGTCTTTACTTTTACTCTTTGGCCGCTTTGGCCAAGCGATACTCGTTCTTGCCATTCTCTTTGCGGACTTCCAGCAAACCGCTCTTGACCTGGTCGGCCAAGTTGCCGTTGATTTTGCCGGGAGGGACGCCAGACTCTTCTTCAATCTGAGCGATGGTTTTCCACGCTCGGGAAAAGGCCGTATTCGTCTGGGCGCGAATCGTCCCGAGCCGGCAGCCGTATTTGTCTTTCTCGACCGTCGACTTGCCGCCAGCTTTCTTTGCCTTGGCCGGCTTGCTCTTTTTGACTTTCCGCGCCGGAGTCTTCGCCAGAAGCTTCTTCAACTTCTCTTTGACGCTAGCAATGGAATCTTTCGCCCGAATCTTGATGTCCAGCTTGCGCTCTTCGATGAAAGCGCGAATAGCCGCCTTGTCCATCGAGTCGACATCAATCACTTCGTCAACTTCTTCCTCTTCGGCCGGAGCTTCGTCCGCCAGCTGGATATCGCCGTCGGCCGCAATCAACTCGTTCAACAGGGGGACGAATTGCGCTTTCACGTCGCTCTCGCTGACCTTCGTCGGCACCAGCTGGATTTTCTTGAGCAGCTTGGCGTCGTCCCAATCGGCTGCGCTCGGAAAGCCCAAATCGACCAACATAGCAACCGCGTCATTTCTCTTGATTTTCATACTATTTTCCTTCTTTTGTTTTGAAGCCGTTATGGCCTCGATTGTTTTTATTATCTCCTTAGAGCGGAAAGATTCCCCATTTATTTTTGGGAATCTTTTCCACTAGCCAATCTATCGACCGCTTGTGGAAATACTTTAGGGGAAATTTACCACGTGGAAATCATTGCGGGGTTGACGAGCGCCAGAGAGCCGGCGACAGTGACGCACTTCGTCTCGTAATAAACTCCTTCGCGAAGGAGAATCCAGTTCAAGCGAAATATCCCCAGCTGCTTTTCCTTCTCCGTTTGATTCAACCCCACCATTCCAGTAACGTGAGAAAGCTTGCGCTTGTCTTCGCTGAAATTGCTCCGGCGCAAAAGGACGCCGTCGTATGACGCCGCGTCCGATTGAGTAGCCGTCAGAACCAAGCAGTGGTAATCTTGCGACAAGCGACGCAAAGCTTTCCACGTCTCGTT